TAACTGAGAGAAGGGTGCAAAAAACCTTGGAAAAACTTATTGACGATACTCTTTTAAAACCTGACTGGGACGAGCATGATTTAGGCTATCTTGCTAAAACCGCACCTAAATTGGTATATGAAGATTGTAAGAAAGAGGAGCCTGAGACTGTAGATGCTATTGAAAACTTTGGAAAGATTTGTGCTAAATTAACTATGGCTCATATCCGCAACATTCTTCTTGATAAAAGTTCAGAAATTATTTGAGGATAAAACAATAATTTCTACATCTTTATTGAGGTGATAAGAATGGGAAAATTTATTGATTTAACTGGATAGATATTTGGCGATTTAACCGTCATTGAAAGAGACGCAACTGTTGCCGCAAGAGAAGCATATTGGAAATGTCGCTGTAGTTGCGGAAATATAATTTCGACAAGAGGGAGCACCCTTAGAGGCGGAAAAGCCACTTCCTGTGGATGTATGTCTGGTAAGAAAGCTGGCGAAAAAATGACAAAAGATTTAACTGGTTAGACTTTTGGCGAACTAACGGTTTTATAGAAAGATGAAACTAACACTCAAAAAGGGGCATTTTGGATTTGTAAGTGCTCTTGCGGCACAATAAAAACTATAAGTGGTTCATCTCTCCGTCAAGGCGCGACTAAGAGTTGTGGATGCAAGTCTGCGCTTTTTGTAAGTCAAAAACATTATAAAGAAGATTTAAGTGGCGAGACTTTTGGACGCTGGTAGGTTATAAAAAGAGATGAGGAAAATCATTTAGGACAAGGAGCTTATTGGCTTTGTCAATGTTCTTGTGGGACAGCGAAATCAGTAAGAGAAACAAACCTTAAAAACGGAAAGAGCTTGTCTTGTGGATGTTTACAATCTCGTGGCGAATGGCTGATTTCTAATTGTTTAAAAGAACTTGGCTATGATTATAAATCTTAGTATAGTTTCCCTGAGCTGTTAGGAGATTATCTTCCATTACGATTTGATTTTGCTATATTTGATAATGATACTATTTTAGCTTTAATAGAATATTAGGGAGAACAGCATTATCAAAACAGAGAATTTTTTGAAATGCATTAGTCTTTTGAAAAAAGGCAAGAGTATGATTAGAGAAAAAGAGATTATTGTAAAAATAATAATTTAACTTTAATTGAAATTCCGTATTGGGATTATAATAAAATTAACAAAGAGTATATTTCACATCTTATTAAGAGGAGGAAGAAATAATCGACCTCGGCACAATCGCAATGAGAATGGGATTGAATACTTAATAGAATTTGATGGCATTTAGCATTATAAAGAAAACCAGCAATTTGGAGATAATTCCGAAAGTTTTCTTAAAATTCAAGAAAGAGATAGAAATAAAAATATGTATTGTATAAAGAATTCTATTCCTTTAATAAGAATTCCCTATACTCATTTAAGTAATTTAATAATTGATGACTTGATTTTATCAAAAACGACTTATTTATGGAAGGAGTGATGCCATATGATGCCAATTTTATATATGATGATTGGCATTCCTTAACCAGGCTCTGGCAAATCTTACATTGCTCGTGACCTTGGCTGTCCTATTGTCTCCTCAGATGCTATCCGAGCAGAGTTATTCGGTTCTGAGGACGACCAGTCTCATAACGGCGAGGTATTCAACGAGCTTCATAAGCGTATAAAGAACTACCTTGCGAATGGACAGTCTTGTGTTTATGACGCAACGAATTTATCTCGTAAGCGTAGAAAATCATTTTTAAAAGACCTCCCAGCAGGTGTAAAGAAAATTGCTGTAGTAGCTGCAACTGAACTTGACATTATCCTTGAGCAGAATACTTCTCGTGAGCGTCACGTTCCTGAAGATGTTATTATAAGAATGTATAAGCAGATGACTCTTCCTCGTAAGGACGAGGGTTGGGACGGAATTCGTATGATTGCGCATCCTAAGAACTCCAAGACTCTTGGAGAGTATCTGTACGCAGCATACGGTATGGACCATGATAACCCTCATCACTCTGCGAACATTTTTGACCACATGATTCAGGCAGGTGCATACGCATCTAAGCATGGTGAAGAGAAGGGTCTGGATAAGGCTCAGATTCATCTTGCTCGTACTGCCGCATTGTTCCATGACATTGGTAAGCCTGTGGTTAAGTCTCGCAAGAAGATGAACGGTGAACTCGATGACCATTCTCACTACTACAACCACGCAGAAATCGGCGCATATATGATGGCTTGCTGTGCAAATCAGTTTGAGGGCGAGAAGCAGCACGCTTTGCTCGCAAATATGATTGTACTTGTACAGTGGCATATGGGGTCCTTTGCGGATTCTGAGCATTATCTTGAGAAGTTCAAGGCAACTTATGGAGAAGATATGTGCAAGGTGTACGAGCTTGTCCATGAAGCTGACCTTAACGCTCACTAAGGAGGAGTATTATGTGCAAGTGTACCCTTCCGAAGGGGCTTGTAATTAAGCCTGATGGCGTTCATGAACTCGCGCCGGGTCTGTTTGAAACTGAACAAGTTCTTACTAATTGCACAGTAGAAGTACTTCGTTGCAAGCATTGCGGCGAGTACGAATTATCATGGTATCGGACCGCGGCGACAGAAGAAGTCCCAGAAGAAGACTGGGACGAAGTTCTCCGTCCATACAGAAAGGAGAATTAAATGGGAACGGCGATTATGTGGATTGTTATAGGTGTAATCAATATTATTACATCTGTATTAAATAAATACGACCATGAAAGCAAAGGTAAAACCACATATTGGGATGGCATGATATGCGGTCTTAATATCATATTGATTCTCGCATGGGTCTGCCGACTTTGCGGATTGATTTAACAAATTTTTATAACTTGAATTCTTGACTTTTTTCAAAATTTTTACTATAATTATTATAGAAACGATGGAAAGACAGCAATCCATAAAACAAATAACAGGAGACTTTCCTTTCGTCACTTCTTTTGAGAAGTGGCGGTCTCTTTGGAGACCGAAAGGCAAGACGGCATCACATAGCTAAGAAAGAGTGTGGCGTGTACGGTTACGTTACCTATACTTTGTGGCGGCGAGAATCCAAGACCGCTCGTGTGGCTGAAGCCCGAGAATATTTCAGCTATGAAAGGCAATCAGAAAACACCGTCCATCGTGATAATGTTATAGCATTATTCCTTAAAGTTTATCAGTCAGTGATAAATACAATATGCTCTCAAAAGGAGTATGGCGCAGGCTTTGGTTCGCCAAAGTAAAAACGAAGCGCCGCGGCGATGCCGTGCAGGAAGAAAGAGATTGGCTTCAGTAGGCTTGCTCCCTTCAATCTCTTAGACTGCGAAGTAGAACTGAAGCGTTGAGTTTGACTATTCTTAACGTAATAACCTCAAAATAGTCTTTATGTGGGATTGGTCTAATGGTCATGATGCCTGCCTTGTTTCATTAGCTTAATAGGAAAGCGATGCCAGTTCAATTTTATAGAGTTCGGTGTTCAAAATTCTACTTTTATAATAGAGGTGAGGATAATGAGTATTGGAATTTATAAGATTGAGAATCTTATCAATCATAAGGCATATATAGGTTAGTCAATACATATTGAAAAGCGTTGGCAATAGCATTGTCAATAGTCTGGAGATAGTGTAATAGCAAAAGTTATCCAAAAATATGGAAAAAAGAATTTTTCTTTTCAAATCATCGAAGAATGTTCTGAACAAGAACTCGATGAAAAAGAACTTTTCTACATAAAACAATATAATAGTTTAGTTCCAAATGGATATAATATTACGGATTATATTGATGGATAGCGACGTATTTATGCCTCTTATGATAAAGAAACTTTATATCAGATAATCAAAGATATAAAGGACACTGACTTATCTTTTAAAGATATTGCCGACAAATATCAACTTGATGTTAGTATGATTTATTACCTTAATAGAGGAGATTATCATACTTTACAAGATTTTACTTATCCCTTAAGAGAAGTAAAAAATGTAAAAAAATAGCATCACTACTGTGTCGATTGCGGTAAAGAAATCGGACGTGAAGCATTAAGATGTATTATTTGTGCAAACAAAGCTCAACGAGTTTGTGAGCGTCCTTCCCGAGATATTTTAAAAGATATGATAAGAACAATGTCCTTTGAAGCTATTGGTAGGCAATATAATGTTTCTGGAAATGCTATTAAAAAATGGTGTATTGCAGAAAATTTGCCTTCAAAAAAATCTGAAATAAAGAATTATTCAGATGAGATGTGGGCATAGATATAAGTGCAATTCTTATATGAAGCACCACCAAGCAGGAGATGGGAGTTCGATTCTCCTATCCCACACCAATTGACGGCGAATGTAAGCCGTCGAAAAAGCAGAAGACGCACACAGCTAATCATAAATATTTAAAAGCATTTAATAAATTGGTTATTAAGGATTTTTAAATTATCTGCGTCTTGTGAATATTTTATGTACCTACCACGCCTCTACCGGAACGAAAGTGAAGGTAGTCGACAACCTGTCCGAGTAGTCAGGCAAGCGTACCACGGTAGGTCTCAAAAAGACAGACCAGCCCTATGGCATGAAGAATTCAGGCGCCTGTAAGAGTATGAATTATAAGTGCGGTATGGCGGCGGAGTTTGAGCATACTCCGTACACAAAAAGCTCCTTAATGCCCTAATAATCCAACTGGCAGAGATAACCGGCTCAAACCCGGTACAGTGTGGGTTCGAATCCCACTTAGGGCACCACTACGTCACGCACAGCAATCCATAACTATATCGCCATTGAATGTTTGTTATTTGATATATAACTCGTGACGTGTTGTAGATTCTTACAGCAACAATAAAAATGAATCTTGTTTGATTAAAGGAGGAACTTAATTATGAGTTTTACTGATGGATTTCGTGGAAACAGCAACCTTACTCGCACTGAAAACGGTGCAACAGTAAAGTCTACTACTGGTAGCGCTTTGCTTAACCTTTTCGCACGTGTAGGTGGTCTTCGTCAGGCATCTGAGTCAGAGATTAACCGTCTTTATCTCGATGCTCGTAACGAGGACAAGGAACTTGCAGATAACCTCATTCTTTACACCCGTAACATCCGTGAGGGCGGTATTGGTGAGCGTAGAATTGCAAGAATTCTTTTGAAGACTATTGCCCTTAAGGACCCTGCAAAGGTTCGTCGTAACCTTGACACTATCGTGTCTGCTGGTCGTTGGGACGACTTGTTCGTCTTCGAGGGTACAAGCGTTGAGAATGACGCACTTGAGTTCATGAAGGAGCAGTTCCGTAAGGACGTTCTTGATATGGGCAAGGGCGAGACTATCTCATTGCTTGCTAAGTGGCTTCCTTCCGCAAACACAAGCTCCAAGGAGACTCGTCGTCTTGCGAGAAAGGTTTACACATACTTCGGTTTGAGCGAGCGTACTTACAGAAAGACTCTTTCTGCACTCAGAAAGTACCTTGATGTAGTTGAGAAGAAGATGTCCGCACAGGACTTCACAACTATCGACTACAAGGCGGTACCTTCTGTCGCTATGACTCGTTACCGTTCTGCTTTCGGTAAGCACGACTTTGAGCGTTTCAATGCTTACATCAATGCTGTAACAAGCGGCGAGACAAAGATTAACGCTTCTGTCACTTACCCTTATGAGCTTGCAAAGCCATATGTCGATGCTGTTACTGGATGGTTCAGCCGTTCAAGAGCAAATCTCGACCCTGTGCTTGAGGCTCAGTGGAAGGCTCTTCCTAACTATGTTAAGGGTGAGCACAACGCAATCGTTCTTGCAGACGTATCAGGTTCTATGGCTGGTTTGCCTATGGCAACTTCAATCAGCCTTGGTATCTACTTTGCAGAGCGTAACACAGGTGCGTACAAGAACTTGGTTATGTCCTTTACAAACAAGCCTTCTCTTTACACTTTGAACCCAAGCGACAGCTTGCTTTCAAGAGTTCAGCAGGTGGCTTCTCACGAGGGACTTAACACCAACCTTGACCTTGCTTTCGAGCGTATCTATGATATTGCTAAGAGAGAGCATGATGCACCTTCTGCCCTTATCGTAATCTCCGATGGAGAAATCGATAACTACAGACGTCGTCTGGAGTCTCAGGGTTCTTCTTTCGAGGGAATTGCTGAGAAGTGGCAGGCTAAGTACGCAAGTATCGGTCTTAAGGCTCCTAAGCTTATCATGTGGAACGTTGCTTCCCGTGGTGACCGTTACATTGCTTCTAAGGAGAACAGAGGAGTAGCTTACGTAAGTGGTAGCTCTGCTGCAACTTTCAAGGAGCTTACAACTCTTATCTCTCAGGACGCTATGACTGCAATGAAGGAGATTCTTTCTCGTCCACAGTTTAGTTGGCATTAATGGGTAAATTTATTGATTTAACTGGACAAGATTTTGGGCGTCTTAAAGTCTTGTCCAGAGATAAATCTATTAAACGAAATGAAGCTTTTTGGACCTGTAAGTGTGATTGTGGTAATGTTGTAAGTGTAAGAGGCTCTTATTTAAGAAATGGTACAACAAAGTCTTGTGGTTGTTTTTAGAAAGAGCAAACTGCAAAAGCTTCAAGAATAGATTTAACAGGATTGACTTTTGGAAAATTAACTGTCTTAAAATTAGTAGGAATAAAAGATTAGCATACTTTATGGGAATGTAAATGCGAATGTGGAAATATAATTAATGTTACTTCTAATCATATTAAAAATCAATTAAGTTGTGGTTGTATTAAATCAAAAGGAGAAGAAAAAATAAAATTACTATTAAGAGAAATGGAAATTGATTTTCTTTCTGAATATTCTTTTTCTTCTCTTAAAAGAGATAAACCTTTACGTTTTGATATTTTTATTCCAAGTTTAAATATTTTAATAGAATATTAGGGTAAGTAGCATTATAATCCAGTAAATTTTTTCGGCGGAGAAGAATAGCTCTTAAAACAAAAACAAAATGATTTAATGAAAAAAGAATTTTGTTTTAATAACAATTTAAAACTTATAACTATTCCTTACACTGATTATTCTAAATTAAGTAAGGAATATTTATAGGAGAGAATGAAAAATGCATGAAGTATTTTATAAATTTGTGACAAAGTGGGTGTAGGCATCAGCAATGATGCCTATGCTTCTTGATTATATCGCCATGATTATATGGCTAATAACTAATAGAATAGGAGTGTTATAAAATGGCTAATAAAAAGTATGTTTGTCCCATCTGTGGCAAGATTTGGTATACACCTAATGATGTTGCCGCTTGTGCAACCAAGGACGCGGCAGAAGAGACGAAAAAGAAGAGCGAAGAACGCAGAATTGAGGCTTGCCGACAGAGCGATTATACTAACCTCATGAAGCGTAAAGACCGCATTACTGAAGAGTATAATAAGCTTCGTAAGGAAGTTCACAGTTTCAACTGCGAGGCACAGGAGTACTCTCGTAAGTACAGACAGCCTTTGATTCGCTATGATATTAATTGCATTTTTAATGCAACCGGCGGCAGACAGCCTTGGTATCCGCCTTGCAAGGAGACTGATAAGTCAACCGACCCATTCGCCCCATTTACAAATGAGTTAAGAGACCTTATTCGTAAGGAACTTAATTTCTAATGGGAGGGAAATACTTGGCTCACAAGGATTACCCTACTTAGAAGGATTGGGGCTACGATAAGAGAAAAAGGAATTATAACTTCGAGGACGAAGACGGCAACAAAAGAGAAAAAGACCACAGAAAGAAGGACTCGGAGCGCCGTCGTTCAAAGCGTAAGCGTGACAACTATTATGATGACGACGATGAAGATTGAGCAAAAGGGAGTCAGAAATGGCTCCCTTATTTTATTTTATGAGGTGGTATTATGGTTATGATATTGTCAATTCTTGGGGCGGCATTTAGTTTAGGTGGAAACATCTTAATTATGCTGAAAAAAAGAGTGGGTTGGCTCATGTGGATTTTTGGTAATATTGCATGGATTGCCGTTAATATTGTTGGTCCATTTAATTTACCTATGGTTATAATGTACGTGGTTTATTTTATTATTAACGTTGCTGGTTATATTAAATGGAAGGATAAATCTTGACATTAAATCTGTTTTATGATATAATTATTATAGAATCAGGAAAAGGGAAGATAATGATAAAACAGAAAAGACTATCGAACCTGATGTTGCTGGCTAATTTTATTAGTGGACTATTCTATGCAACATCATATCCATACATCTATGCTGAGACAGTCCAGGTTATTCCACGACAGTTTCTTGGCTTAGAACAAATCTTGTGTTGTGTTTCTACCATAATTTTTTGTAAGTTATGGAATAAATACAGTGACAGATTCTTTAACCATTACCGCTTAATCTTATGGGCGGAGATAATCGCAGACACCATTCTTTTTTCTGACGTAATGATACGAGGAGATTTGAGTTTCTATTTTCTATTCAACATTATAATCTACTCACTAATAACCCGTAATCTTTGTTGCGGCGGCACGAAAATGCGAGCAAAAGTAAATCCAACAGAGAAGCTAAGAGAGCATTATGATAATAATAATCAAATAGTTTCTGCGACAGCCACTTTACTTGGTGCTGGATTTGCTATCATTTGTCCATTAGATTTACAAATCTTATTTATTTTTGCCTTAATCGGCAATATTGTTGATAATTTCTTTTATCTATACATCTATAATCAAATCATAAAGGAGGGCAAAAATGAAAACACCAATTGTAATTAACTTATTTGGAGCGCCGGGTAGCGGCAAATGCTTTGCAAAAGGAACTAAAGTTCTTATGTGGAATGGTGAAACGAAAAATGTCGAAGATATAATAGTTGGAGATTGGGTTATGGGAGATGACTCAACGCCAAGAGAAGTTCTTGAATTACATCAAGGTAGGGCACCAATGTATCTGCTTAAAAGAAGTTTCTCAAAAGATATCATAGTAAGCGCAAATCATATTCTATCTTTAATGTGCTATCATAAAAATAAAAGCTGGTCTTATGAAGACATTTCTATTGAAGACTATTTAAATAAGGGTGTTCAATACAAACATTATGCGAGATTATATAAAGTAGGAGTAAAATTTTCTACTCAATCAGAAACGCAAAATTTGAAAATTGACCCTTATTATTTAGGTTATTGGCTTGGAGATGGACTGAGCGAATCTATAAATCGTTTTTGTACAGCAGATAAGGAAATTGTTGAATATTGTAAAAAATACGCTAAAGAAGTAAAACTTGAATTAAAACAACATTCCTATCAAGAAGGGAAGTGTCAGACTTATAGTTTAACAAATGGAAATGTTGGAGGAATTCATCATCCACTTAGTGGTAATATATATAATCTTATTAGAAATAAACATATACCTAAAGAGTATAAAACAGCGACTTTAGAAAATAGACTTGCTCTTATTGCTGGTTTAATTGATTCAGATGGCTCTCTTAATGGAACAAGTTATGACTGGATAAATAAAAATAAAACTTTAGCCTATGATTTCTATTGTTTAGTTAACAGTTGTGGATTAAGAGCGACAATGAAAAAATGTCAAAAAAGTTGTGGAGATTTTACTGGAGTATATTATCGAGTAAATATAACAGGAGATTTAAGTATTATTCCCGTAAAAATCCCTCGTAAAATTTGTAAGCAAACGGTTCAAGATACTACAAGAGTTTTAAGGGAAGGGTTTGAAGTTATCCCACTTGGAGAAGATGAATTTTATGGATTTACAACAGATGGTAATCATCGTTTTGTTCTTGATGATTGTACTGTTGTTCATAATTCTACAGGAGCAGCTTTCATTTTTTCACAGCTTAAGATGAGGGGAATAAACTGTGAGTTGATTACTGAGTATGCAAAGGACAAGACTTGGGAAAAGAACATGGAAGCTTTGAGTTGTCAGGAATACATCTTTGGCAAGCAGTCTTTCAGGATGAAGCGTTGCCGCGATAAGGTTGATGTAATTATAACTGATAGCCCTCTTCCTCTTGGTATCTTTTATAATACCAATCCTGTTCTTGGAGAGCATTATGAGAATCTTGTTCTCGATGTATTTAACACTTACGAGAATATGAACTATGCTCTTGTAAGGGATAAGCCTTATAATCCTATCGGCAGAAACCAAACAGAAGCAGAGTCAGATGAAATCGGAGATAGAATTCAGTTCTTCCTTGAAGACCATGATATTCCTTATACTCTTGGACTTGGTAGTGAGAGGTTTTATAACTTTATTATTACTGATGTACTACTTGCTCTTAAGGCAAGAAAGGAAACAATCCAGCCTCTTTTGAGGTTTAAGAATGGTCAGTCTATGGAAGTCTTTACTTGTGAGGGTTGTGATGACTGAAGTTAAAAATATTGAGCAAGTTATCATGATAGGACATGACGAAGAAGGAAACGAGGTCCTATTTAATTTCAAGAATATTAACAACTGTATGGTTATAAATCAGAAATTCAATAGTTTTGGTTGTAGAAGTTATGATGTTGAGTTCCATGCGAATGAACACTGGATTACATTTCAGGGCGAGGATTTATATCCATCTATGGGAATGTATGCGAGAGAGACAAAAGAATCTCCTGCAGAAGCAACGGAAACTTCATTCTATGATAGGGACGGCGGCTTAAAGGAAATTTCTTGGTAATTAACTCCTTTACTTTTTTTGAAATTTTTGTTATAATTATTATAGAAAATACATGAGAATTATGATTTTATTGAAGTTTAACTCATCATAATTTACATGATAAATGAGGTGAGGAAAATGGAAAAAGAATTATATATTCTCGGTTTGGTGATAACAGATGGGTTTAAAAATCAAAGTAATTATTGCATAGAATTAAAAAATGAAGATAAAAATGTTCTTGAGTAGATATCTGAAAACTTTGAAAGTATTTTATATCATAGAACAAGAGATACTAATTTTATGAAAAATTATTCTTGTACTAAACTTGTTATTAAAGATACCGCACTCAATTCTTTTCTTAATAACTTTATTCCACAAGAAAATAAAACTATCAATGCCTATATACCAGAATAGTTTTTATTTTCTCCTGCTTTATGGAGAGGAATATTAGACGGTGATGGAAGTTATGGATATCGTAACAATACCCCTTTCGTCGGTTTCGTTACAAAAAGCGAAAAATTAAAAGAAGCTTTTTGTGCAGTAATAAAAAAAATTGTAGGGCAGGAATTGATTGCGTCAAGAAATAAAAGAGATGAAGTATATAATCTTGGTTTAACTTCTGTAAATGCTAAAATATTTATACAATGGTTATTAAAAGCTGATACTTTTTACATTCAAAGGAAAAAAGAAAAAATGAATTCTATTTTAGAATGGTAGCCTAAGGGTCGACAAGGAGAAAGTCATCGTCGTTGGACTCTTGAAGAAGATGATTTTGTTTTTACACATTCTAATTAGGAATGTGTGGATAAACTTGGACGAACACTGGCATCTATTAAGAATAGACGAACAAAGTTAAATAAAGAAAGGAAGGGATAGTAATGAAAAGACTATTCGTTACAGGCGATACGCACCAAGGAATAGATATTGCTAAATTAAATAGTCGCCATTTTAAACCCGATAATATGACTAAAGAAGATATAGTTGTTATTATGGGTGATGCCGGTTTTGTGTGGGATGGAAGTGAAACTGATAAATATTGGCAAGATTTCTTAGACAAGAAACCTTGGACAACTTTTTGTGTGCTTGGCAATCATGAAGCTTATCCTCTTATCGAGAAGCTCCCAATCGTGGACTTCCACGGTACACCTGCTCGCAAAGTTAATGATTCAATCTACTACGCAATTAGTGGAGAGGTCTACAATCTTTGCGGCAAAAAGTGTCTTGTTGTAAATGGTGCTGATTCTCATGACAAAGCCTTCCGTAAGGAGGGTAAGTCTTGGTGGGCACAGGAGAAGATTACACAGGACGATGCAAACAAGGCTCTTATTACTCTTGCTCAGCACAATGATAAGGTTGACTTTGTCTTCACTCATACTGGCGGCACAGAGGTTTGTAAGATGCTTGGTTTCGCACCTACAAGTTCAGACTTTATGCTTGACCTTGTTTTGAACACAGCAGAGTACGACGAGCATTTCTGTGGTCACTACCATGTTGATAAGCTTATCGACAAGACTCGTGTTCTTTATGACGATGTTATGATGATTGCGGCTGACTATGAGGACGCATGAATCGATATCGGCGGCGTATTCAATATAACTGAAGATATTAAACTAAAGAGACTAATGGGGGAAATCATAAATGACCAAAGATAATGAAAAGAGAGTTGATGGCATCATCGACACTCTCTTAACCCAATTTAAAACTATGAATGAGGAAATGTCTTTCGATGCTCAGAAGGACCTTGCAGAAACAATCCTCGCTCTTGAAAAACTGAAAGCAAAGGTCGTAGGCAATCCCAGAATAATGAACTGGGGCACAGTTAATGTCCATCAGGCTACTGACCAGGGCGAAATCAGCAATACATATACCAATGGAGGTAAGACTAATGGAAATTAACGGCGTTATTACAAACAGTATTCTGACCCCGCAGGCGTTTGCTGTTGAGTGTGAACTCGTATACGAAGGCAATGCGGCAAAGGCTTCTTTCGCTTTTCCGATGACGAATGAGAATCTTGCTCATTTACTTACTGTTGCAGGTGCGCAATGCTGGGAACAGGTCGTTGGTAAGCCTGTTAAACTTCGCGCGAATGAGACCGAAGATAACAAGGTTCTTAAACTCGAGTCTGTGGGTCACTTCCTCACTGACCAGTGGATGGATATCGAGCAGCCCAATGAATAGGAAAAAATCGCCGCAGGCGATTAATTTTAATACAGAGGTGAGGACCAATGACCATTAAGGATAAGGCTGAATTCTTCAGAGGAGTAGCAGAAGACCTTGAGAAGCTCAATGCTTACGAAAAGGATTCTTTCATTTTCACTGAAGATGAAAAGGCAATGATTGACGAGTGGTTTAAAGAACACTCTGCATCAGATGACGGCAATAGCGGTCGCTACAAGATGCCTAAACACTATCTTATGTACAAGTCTGGCGTCATTCCGAGAGCAGGACTTTATAAGGGCGTTGAGTGCGCTTGTGGTAAATGCTATGGCGGCTTGAATGGAGCTTGGAACGAATCTTAAAATGAAGAAAATCAAGAGTTAAAAGCTTGACTTTTTTTATAATTTTTGCTATAATTATTATAGAAAATGAAATAAAAGGAGAAATGAAAATGGAGAAGCGTCACGCACTTTACCTTTTCCTCGACGATGTTCGTGAAGCAAACATTCCAAATCTCAATAACCAGTTCAAGTACTACTGCGTTACTAAGCACGTTAACGGCGCAAAGCACTATGTGACTGAGGCTATCGAAGCTGGCATCAACGAGATTTGGTTTGACCTTGACCATGACCTTGGAGATTATGCATCTCAGGGTGGCGACGCTATTAAGTTGGTTGATTGGCTCGTTGAGGAATTTCATGATAAGAATGTCGTTTTCAAGTTCCACTTCCATTCTATGAACCCTGTTGGTGTTCAGAATATGAAAAATACAATAAAAAAATATTGGGAGGTTTACTAATGGCTAATTTTACTTTTGATACACTTAAAGGATGGGGCATGGATACTTTCTGTATTCAGGACTATGTAGGATATATTCATGATCAGCATAGTGAGAACAGTAATGTCCCGCTCGTAAAAGCAGGAGAATACTTCGCTGGCATGGTATTATTTGACGGTGATACCGAGGAGACTGTTATTGGTTTTCTCAGAATGTGTAAGGTTGCAGGAGTATCTGTACTTCGCATTGACTTCTCAAACATTACTCAGACAGACGAGGGAGAGAAGTTCATCAAGTGGGTTGGAGACTGCATTGAGTACGAGCTTGGCGCAACCTATAAGGACCTTGAGTCTTACGAGTTCAGCTTCGCTTGGGGACTTCAGAGCGATTGCCGCGGCGAAGTTGCAGAGAGATTCAATCACGGCGAATTTGTACAGGTGGAGGACTAAATAAACGTAAAAGAGTGTGTAATTTTTGCCAGTCACTTCGTTCCGCCGCAGGAGTTTAAGGACTTCTATGAGTCAATCGGCTACTCAGATAATGACGTAAAGACAAACGAGGATATGTCTTTCGACCCTCGTATTGTCCAGTACGTCAAAGACCATAACGACTGGCACGCATGGGATAAGGTGGAATATGCAATGCGAGGTGCGCCGTCAGGTCGATTCAAAATCGGCTTTGCCGGAACGGCGACTGTCATTGAAGTAGACACCGATAAAATGTGGTACATAAGACATTCCAATGGAGATGTGCCGTATCCTGCCTATGTAAAAGTTGAGAAATCAAAATATGGTAGAGTTGAGTTAAGGAGCGATGATTAATGAGTGAAGATGCAAAGGAATTTATTGCTGTTTTTATCATTTTTTGGATTGCCGTTGGTTTACTTATCGGCGCCATTAAATGGAAAGGTAACAGTAATGAGAAAGATTTCATGACTGAAATCTCGTCGTATGAAACCATTTCAATTAATGGCGAGGATTATAACACAGATGAGGTTACTTCAGTCACTTCTCATGTTGGAATATATGAAGAAGACGCATATGAAATTATTCTCAAGGACGGCACAAAAGTTCGCTTCTCTGCGAATGGTTATACCTTAAAAGATAAGAGATAAAACAAAAGGGAGTAAAAATTTTTGCTCCCCTTTTCCTTTACTTTTTCTAAAATTTTTGGTATAATATATATAGAAAATCAAGAAAGGAATGAGAAAATGATAGGGAGATATACTGAAAGAAAAATCCGTAAGGAAATAAGTCTACAAGAAACAGGTGCAATTCCTTCTATTGAAGATAATGCAAAGGCAGTTCGTGTAACATGGGAAAGTCTTATAGGAGACCCTTCTGCACCTGCCCCTACTACTTACGTTCTCTTCCCAACAGAAGAATGTATTGTTGTAAGTGATTGTAAGCCTTGCTGTGTTTGCGGTAGACCTACAAACCTTATAGGAATTTGCTATGAAAGTCGCTTTTGTAGTCAGAAGTGCGTTGAAGCAATGGATAAGAAGTTTAAAGAGTGGGAAGAGCCCTGCGTTGAAGAGGAGGAGTTTTAATGAATTGTTGGGGTTGCCTCTATTCTGATTTATGTTCATTATGGAACGATACTGGTAGCGATTGCTATCTTGCACTTCTTGCACTTCTTGACGAAGATGAGGAGGAGGAAAATAGTGATGCGTGATAACATATTTTTTCTTTGGCTTGATGACCTTCGTCCTTTTGGCGGCGGAATCGGAGCACTTCATGACTATAGCTGTGGTACGGCAAGGTCCGTAAATCAGGCTAAGAATATGATAATGAAAGCAGAAAAGAACGGTTGTAACCGTTTCATCCTTGACCTTGACCATGACCTCGGTGACTTCGCATTTGACGGCGGTGATGGTTATGAGCTTGTCAACTGGCTTATTATGAGTGGTAGAAACACAGGAGCATACCATATTCAGTGCCATTCTATGAATCCTGTTGGTAAGGCTCATATTCTCGGTTTAAAGGATAGGTATTTCCCGCCATTTAACGAGGATTTTTTCTTTGAGAGAGGAGACTATGCAGACTATGACTGTGAATGAAGAGGATTTCTATGCTATACTTGATAGTTACATGAAAGTAGTAAAATCCTATATGGAACTTGAGCAGAAGTATTTTGACTTGCAGAGAGAGAATGATGAACTTCGTCACAAAGCAAGCGAATATAAACAGTCAATGATTGGAGGAATGTTTATATGAATGAGAACGAATCACTTATTATAGAAGGAGAAAGCAAGGATGAGAGACATCCTATCAATCCAGATATATTCAAACTTCATGGTAAACCAATGAAATCATGGGATAACATCGTTCCAAAAGAGCCCTTATCTATTCCTAAATTTAGATATGTTACTTTGGAAATGCCAAGTCATACCGATGAATTAATACTCCAATTTCTTTTTCACTATGGCGACCAATTAATAAAGGAGAATAAACTTTATGAAGATAACAGACGAAATCAAAATCGAAATAAACGAATTATATCTCGAACTCGGCGTTAAGAAGAGAGTAGCTGAGATAATTGGCTGCTCTCCTTCAACCGTTTCTAAATACATCATTGAGGGATATGTGTCTCAGAAGGATAGAGAGCCTGTTCCTGAGTTCGATGAGTCAAAGATAATTGGTCCTGCCGCCTTGCTTGAAAGGATAAATTCATGGCAGGAGTTCGCAGATGCTTGTATGCTTACTGATGAAGAGTGGGCAGAGATGAGGGAGATTCAGAAGGGAGTTATGATATAATGCTTACTATAATTTTATCAATTTTATTCTGGTGTATGCCAGAAAAGAAGGGGCTCGGTGTTGCGGCAATTGTATTGTCTGTAATAGGATTTCTCCTTGACATATCTCTCGTTGGAGTATGGTGTATACTTGATATATTATTTCTTATTATTAATATCGCTGTTTATAATAAGGAGGGATGAGATGCTTATATGTAAAGAGGACGCAAGATTTAGTAATTCAGACCTTCGTGAACTAAATGAATGGGCAGAGATGCACGGAAAAGTTTGTCCATTAATGCATCTTGTTACACTTGGTCAGGCTAAATCTACATACATAATACAAGAGCAAGGCGGCAGAGTGTCTTATTCAATAAAATGTCCTTGTGGATGTCAATATAATCTCGGTGATTTTGCTCGACTTGCAATGCCAGGGGAAACTATTTTCTGTGGAGAACTGAGGTCACAAGACTTATGGACAGAGGAGGATTTGTTTGATTCTTTGCCGCCCGTCTATGATAAGAATAGCGACTCTCTACCACCAATTCCTTGGGAATCTGTCGAGCCACTTCCGCCCTTTGAAGATTAAAAGGAGGTTTATTTTGGCACATAAATGTAAAAATTGCATACACTTTCGTTATGCTAATTGTGAATTATATGACGAAGATGGCAATGTTTATAAGTATGATGGCAGATGTTATGGTTTTGACCCATATACATGGGTTATAACCAATTCACAAGAAATAACTGACTGTAAACAATGGTATCTTAGGGAGGATACAAATGAAATATATACCAAGAGAGATGAGTGAAGAGGGCAAGTGGATGCCTGCAATGGATGACATTGACTTCATCAGAGATAATGAGGTAATCTATCATGGCTCATTTCAGACCTTCGGAGCCAGATTACTCGGCTTATCTTATCCTGACTATCTGCGTTTCCTCCAGTCTCGGGGTGCAACTTTGAAAGGTAAGGCAGGATATTGCTATGGATACTTCAAGGACAAGGCGGCTTGCCAGAAGGTCTGCAACTTACTCAATAACAAATGGAAAGAAGTCGTAGGAGGAATTACTAATGCAGGATAAATTTCCAATTATCGTCTATGGAGAAGACGGTACACACATCACCAATTTACTTCTTGACTTTCTTGATAAGTTCGGAAGCCAGCTCATTGAGGATAGGGTTCATGTTGAGCCGCCTGAGCCGCTTACTCTTGAGAGCATAACTCAATCTCGTAAAATCGTAAATCAAATGGATTTCTGTGTATCAGTAAGGAGGGTTGATAATGAAAATAGACGTAATCAGATTCGATTCAGAAACTTGCATCCGCGCAAGCGTTGAAGGATATAAAGAAGCATTCCCTTTATCTAATCTCTCCAATAAGAACGTTGAGGTTGACGTATGGCTTGACGCAGAGGATACACCTGACTCCATACGCTCTTTAATCTACCTCATTGCTCAGAGTCACGTAGCACTTGTCGTTGTCCATATGAGCGGAACTGTTGTTAACGGCATACTGACACAAAGAGGACTTCATATGGTAAAGGTTTTGGAAGAGACTTTCGACCATCATCTCTATACTCATCTCTCAGAAATGAGTAGTCCTCACATCATCGTCTATGGGATGCTTCATCCAGGACTTGTATATACGGAGTGATATAAATGGATTGGAGTTTTGCCGATACAGTCAATGGAGTTATATGCAGAATCGCTCCGCCGGAAGAGGCTCTTAAATATATGAAGGAGTACAGTCCACTAACACATCACTATGATAATTTTACAGGTTGGCATGAGTGGATAGAAACAGTAGATGACATGTATCCAGAGCCAAGTCGCAGATATCCAGAGGTACGACACGACGATGCCAAAACTGCAAAGTGGCGCAAATTCAATAATTTTTAAGACCAAAAGTGCTTTACATTTTTTATAATTTTTGTTATAATTATTATAGAAAGTTAAGGAAAGGAAGTAAAAATATGAGCAGTGTAACTTCAGTTATAAAAAATAC